GGTGAATCTTCTGAAAAATTTTATAAAGACCCTTTTCTAATCAATTGTTTAATTACCAGAGGTGACCAGGCGTTTAGCGATAGCGATTTTGGACCGGATGTTACTAGAGAAGTATCTTTTGCATTTTTGCGAGATGATTTAGTTGATGATACGTTGATACCAGAGGTAGGGGATGTAATTGTCTGGCAAGAAAAATATTTTGAAGTTAATCAAATAGTAGAGAACGATTTAGTAATGGGTAAATCTGAAAACTACTACTACTCTGAACATTTACAAAATTTTGGAAGTAGCATATCTATAATTTGCAGAGCACATTTAACAAGAGCAGAAAAAGTTGGAATACAACGACAAAGATTATGAGTGAATTACCTAAAGATCCGGAAGGGTGGACAGATGTCTCTAGTAAGACAGGTAAAGCTACCCCGAAACAATTTACACTACAAGCTACTGAGGTAGATCCAGAGACAGGTGCCGTGACTTCAAAAGTCGTGTACTTACCCACATTTGTAAGATTTTTCAAACAGTATCAAGAGGTAAAAAATTTAATAGCGCCGTTAAAAAGAGAGTACCCAGACGATACAAAAGTTTTAGATAATCTATATCAGACAATGGACAGTGAATCAAGAAGTCTTAAAATATACCTAACTAAAAAGTATCCACAGTGGAGAAGATATTTACGATAAATGGCGACTAGACGTCCGCTTCCTGAAACTCAAAAACATTTAACTGAAGCGTTAATCAAACCAGATACGCAACAGACTTCCTATACTGCTCCGGATTTAAACAGGGGGTATGAAACTGCTGCAACCGCTGAAGATCCGCTTCCACTTACTGTTAGGTTAGAAGATTTAGACACCGCTGTAGATTATTATTTTAAGAACGTTATTAAGCCAACAGTACTGCAGAACGGTACAACAATTGAAGTACCGGTTTGCTACGGTTCGCCAGAGAGGTGGGTAGCTATTCAGAAAGATGGGTACCTAAGGGATAATTCTTCAAAGCTACTTGTACCGTTAATTGTGTACAAAAGAACAGGAATAACACGAAACAGGGGGTTAAGTAATAAACTCGACGGTAACAAAGTTAATAACTTTTACGTAGTAAGAAAAAAATACGATAAATCAAACTACTACGACAGTTTTTCAGTACTTAATAACCTACAGAACAGAAAGCCTGTTGAAAAAGTCTATATAACAGCAGTACCTGACTTTGTTACAGTTACGAACGAGTGTATACTTTTTACTGATTTTGTACATCAAATGAATAGAATTGTTGAGAGTATAAATTATGTAGCCGATGCATACTGGGGTGAGAAGGAGGGTATGAAGTTTAAAGCATCTATAGATACTTTTAATCAAACAACAGAACTGCAACAGGGGGAAGACAGGGCAGTAAGAAGTACATTTACATTATCATTAAATGGCTATATACTACCTGATGCTGCTGTTCGGAATTTCTCCTACAACCCAATAAACTACTCACCAGCACAAGTAGTGTTTACCACAGAGGTTGTTTCAAACATAGATGCAAATACCGGAACTAACAGCCAGTAGTGTATATTTATAAGAAAATAAATGGCTGTATATAAGATTTTTGCCGAAAAAGATGCTACGATCTACTCTGCTTACCCGACAGCAAATACCGGGAGAGATGCTATTTTAGCAATAGAAAACGTAGATACTGCTTCCGCAGGGGTAAGCACGGGGATTAGTAGAAGTTTAATTAAATTTACAACAGCAGAAATTACTAATTTTGTAGCAAATACTGTCGGAAATGCTATGTATTCTGCCTCACTAAGGTTATACGTAGCCAATGCAGGTATAATCCCAACTAGCTTTACATTAGAATGTTTTCCAATTTCCGGAGCCTGGGATATGGGAACAGGTAAATACGGAGATATACCGGTCAATACTTCGGGAGTAAGCTGGCAATCAAGAACGCTCGACGGATTAAATCGCTGGCAGACTAGTAGTTTTCCGGCCGGAGTAACAGCTTCTTTTGCTACCGGAGTAGAGGGGGGTGGTAACTGGTATGTTACTTCTTCGACATACGGTACGTCAATACGAGCAACACAGTCTTTTAATTACAACGATACTTTAGATGTTAATATTGATATAACAAACCAAATTAAGGAGTTTGTATCCGGGAATCTTGTCAACGATGGACATCTACTTAAGTTCACATCCAGTATTGAAAATAGCAGTGCCTATGGGGGTATAAACCTATTTTCCATGGATACTCGAACTATTTACCCGCCGTGTTTAGAAATAAAGTGGAGAGACTATAGCTACAGTACCGGCTCCTCAACAAGAACTACATTAAATACTCTACCAGCAGTTGTAACTTTAGATTCAAACCAGTACAAGTATACACAAGGATCTATACAAAGATTTAGATTAAATGTTAGACCCCAATACCCGGTACGGCAATTTACAACATCTTCAGTATATTTAAATAACTATTACCTACCGACAGGGTCGTACTATCAAATCCGTGATGAAAAAACCGGGGAAATAGTAGTAGATTTTGATAATAATTTCACACAAATAAGCGCCGATAGTATTTCAAATTACTTTGATCTATACACTTACGGACTACAGCCCCAAAGGTACTATACAATTTATATTAAAACGACTATAGACAGCAGTACTGTAATTCTAGGTCAAAATTCAACATTTAAAGTAGTAATTTAATTCCACATTTTGAACAACTTTGGGATATTTATAAACAACAATATTTAATAAATACTTCTTATTATGGCAGAGACTTTAATATCTCCGGGGTACTTAACAAGAGAGAATGACCAATCTCAAATAACTCAACTGCCCTTAGCAGCAGGAGCAGCTTTTGTAGGACCAACAGTAAAAGGTCCTGTAAACCTACCTACTATAGTTAGGTCTTATAGCGATTACGTAGCTAAATTCGGCGATGCTTTCGTTTCGGGAGGTCAGAGTTTATCCTATTTAACAACAACCGCAATCTTCAACTACTTTCAAAACGGCGGACAGACTGCGTTAGTAACTAGAGTTGTAAGTGGAACCTACACCTCTGCAACCGCAAGTGTTGCTAGCAGTACTACCCCGACCGGAGGTACTTCGGCCAGTGCCGCTTTCAGCGCTTCCAGTACTGGATTTGCCTTTAACGGATCACCGGTAGTGAGAGTAGGTGTAGGAAGTACTAACTACTTCTTCTACCCGACCTCGAGTGGTACATGGACAGATGATACTGACGGAAGTGATCAAATTTACTATTACGCAAGTGCATCTAATCAATCTGGAAGTTTCTTTAACTTAACTCAAAAAATAAACACAGTATCCGGACTATCCGGCTTTGTAGCAACGACAGGGTCAACTACAGTAAGCAGTACAGTGTTGATTTTTAGCGGATCAGCTGGATTTAATGGTACAGTTGTAAGTACAGGATCTAGTACTATTGTAGCCAACCACACAACACAAGCTACACTAAGCGGGGGTATTGCAGGGGTAGGATCAACTGCTTTTGTACTTGAAACAATATCGCAAGGAGTTATCATGAATAGCTCTTCATCACTTGACTCCAACCAAGCGTTAGCTACTGGATCAAAGAATAACGTAAGGTGGGAAGTTGCAACGTCGAACACAAGTTCAGGAACATTTACACTGCTTATACGTAGAGGAGATGATAATAACAATACTAAAGTAGTACTTGAAACCTTTAGGGATTTATCATTAGATCCAAATGCAGATAACTTCATATCTAAAGTTATTGGAGATCAAAACCAAGTACTTACTGCTGGGCAGATCGTAACAACAGGTACATATCCAAATGCTAGTAAATACGTACGAGTTAAGTCGGTAGTTACAACTCCAGGCTATTTTGACAATAGTGGAAATCCAAAATCAATATACAGTGCATCACTGCCTGTAGTATCTTCTGGATCTTTTGGAGGAGCTATAGGTGGTATATCAACCGCTATCGCAATGTACGACCAGGTAACAACCGGTAATATACAAGGTTTAGCAGGATCAGATTACGATAACATATTAACACTGCTTGCTAACAAAGATGATTATAAATACAACATCCTAAGCTTACCTGGATTAACTTTACAAAACGCATCTTCACAGTTATCAACTGCAGCATTGAACACTCAGAACAGAGGAGATGCTATTCTGATTGTAGATCCATCTAACTACGGAGAATCACAAACAGCTACTATTAATAGAGCAAGATCTCTGGATAATTCCTATGCAGCAGCTTACTGGCCTTGGGTAAGAATTACAGATCCCGTAGTAGGTAGGCAAGTGTGGATACCTGTAGGGACTTTAATTCCGGGTATCTATGCAGATAACGATAGAAGATCTGCACCATGGTTTGCACCTGCAGGGTTAAATAGAGGTGCATTAAGCAATGTACTCTTTGTTGAAAGAAAATTAAACTCAGACGATAGAGATGCACTATATACTGCAAATGTTAACCCAATAGCAACATTCCCTAATAACCCTGTTGTGGTGTACGGTCAAAAGACATTACAGAAAAAAGCATCAGCTCTTGATAGAGTAAACGTACGGAGATTATTAATTGAATTAAAATCGTATATTGGTCAAATTGCTAATACTTTAGTATTTGAACAGAACAGCGAAGCTACTAGACTTTCGTTTTTAGGTAGAGTTAATCCATACCTTGAAAATATTCAACAGCGCCAAGGTTTATATGCATTCCGGGTAATAATGGATGAAAGTAACAACACGGCTGATGT